CCTCGCCACGGCTGGCAGCACGCACAAGGGGGCCAATATCAGCCGTCACATCAATCGCGACTTCGCCGACTACTTTTGTCACCAGATTGGCCCCCTTGGATTGCCGCGCAACGCTTCCATGATCGCGCTGCGGTCGTCCCTAGACAGCGCCCGCTTCGGCTTCGTTTCAGCCACCAGCCACCAGAAATGACGGGGCGGCATCCGCCAGAACTCCGAAGGCGCAATCCGAAGCTCTTTGACCGCGATGCAATACGCGGTCCTTACGAAGCGGAAGTCTCCCCCGGCGCGTCACCGTCATCATCGGTCGGCGCGCCTTCAAACAGCACCTGCATGAGCTGTGAAATCGCGTTGACCGCGAAGGCTTCCTTCGCCGCCTCTGCGTCCGCACCTGCGCTCGCGGCCTTGATGATGGAGGCGTCGATCTCGCGCTTCACTTCCGCGTCCGAAACCTTCACCCCGGCGAACCGCAGCAGCGCGCCCATCGCCTTGGCGATCATGAAGAACTTGGGGCGATGGGCGAAAGATTGCAGATCGGCCAGCGTCACAACTTCCTCGACCGCAGCGCCAGCCTCAAAGGCGCGGCTGTCAGGGATGCGATATTCCTGGCCGCGCCACTTCAAGACGATGTCAGCCATCAGGGGGCAGCCGTGAAGGTGATCGCGCCGGATGACATGAGCGACATGGTGAGTTCCACCGCGTCATCGTGCGGCGTCGCCAGTTCCACAGTCGAAACGTGGAAGTCGCCCGCAATCGTGCCAACCCCATCGATCTTGATCTCGTAGTCATCCAGCAGGGCGCTGGTGGTCGTGCCGAGAGCAAGGGCGACGTAAGTGGACCCATCCATCAGCCCGGTAAAGCTGATGTCAACCGACCGCGTTGCCGGATCGGCCAGCAGCGTGCGCCAGCCAGCACTGTCCTTATCGGTCACGTCGATGGCCTCGTTGTTGATCGTGATGCCATGCTCACGACCACCAGCGACAAGCGTGGCTCCGACGCCGCTGCCCTTGTAGAGATTGACCTTGCGGCCAGGAAGTTTCGCCATTTTTCAGCCTCCTAAGCTGTCTCGATCAGCCCGCGATATTCGCAGATGCCGTGAAAGGACCCGTCAGCGGCGCGGGTTACGTCACTGGTTTCCCGCCGCAGCAGGATCAGCGATTGCCCGGTGATCGTCAGATCCCCGTGGTGCAGTCGGGCGTAGATCTGGCCCTGAATGTCCTTGGCCTCTTTCATCGAACCGGATCGGCTGCGCGTGTGGATGCGTGCCGCCATGTCAAAGCCGTTGCGGTCCTTGGTATCCATCGGGGCCAGCACGATTGCCCCGACCTCGACATACGGAAAGTTTGCGGTAGACCCACCGTCAGCGGTCTGCGGCGCGCTGTCATAGACCCGCAGGCCAAGCGCGGTCAGGGCGCTGTAAAGCGCCTTCTGGATCTCGAACTCCGCCGCCATGCGTCAGCCCTTGTTCTTGCGCGCCAAACGGCGCTCCAGCTTGTCCACAAAGGCGGCGAGATACCTTTGGCCGATCTCCGACTGCGCTTTCATCAGCGCCCGCAGGAAGAATGCCTGCTCGCGCCCGCCAGGGCCTTGCCCGTATTCAGGAAAGCGCCAGTGGAAGCTCTTGCCGTCAGCGTTCGCCACGACCTCGGCCTTGATGGTGTAGCGATCACCGCGCGCCCGTTTGTGCTTGATCCCGGCCTTGATGTCGCCTTCATCTACCGGCGCGTTGGCCCGCGCATCTGCAGCGATGCCCTTAGCCAAATCGGCAGTGGTCGCGCGCATGAGGTTCTTTGCCTCGTTCGGTGCGATCTCCTGCAGGACGCGATTTACGTCCGCGATGCCACGGATGCGGACCTCCATCAGTCAGCCACCTGGTCGAAGGCTTCCAGAAGCCGCGCGAGGTCTCCTTTCGGGATCAGAGAAACCGTTGCGACACCATCAACGAAAGCGAAGTCACTCTCAAAGCTGGTGTCCAAGTCGATTTCGCCAATTTCAGCAGCCAGATCAACGAAGCTACACGGGACTGCGGGGTTGTGCGCCTTCAAATAGTCCGCCATCGCGGCTATCTTGTCGCTCAGCCCGCAGTCCTTGACCTTTATCTTGATGTCCAAGATTGCCATCAGTTCGCCACTCCCCGTTCCGCCTCGATCACCAGGCGCTGCGCCCGGCCACCCTCGTCCCGGATGCCCCGGATGTTGTAGTTGGTGCCCTGCCAAACGATCCGGTCCCGCGGGTCAATGTCGCGGCGGTTGTAGATCGTGAACAGCACGACGAAGGTCGCGTTCATCCGGCCCTCGTCCATCCCCTCGCGGCCCGCCTTGGCGCGCACATGCGCCCAGACAGTCGCATCGCTGGCGTAGTCGGCCCAGGCCTCGGTCTGACCGCCCGCGCCGTCAGGGGTATAGGTCTTGCGCTGCAGCGTGATCCGCTGGTCCATC